CCGAACCGAGCCACGCGAGCACGTCGTTCGGAATCGAGCCAGGATCGAGCAGCGCGGGGAACCGCGTGATCACGCGATCGAGATCGCCGAGGCTCGCGTCGAATAGCGCCATGAAGCGCTCGACGAAGTCGCGGCTCGCCGGATCCTCGCGATAGACGGCCGGCAGCCACTCGGCGCTGGTCGAGCGCGGCAACTCGACGCGCAGTCGATTCACCGTCGGCGTGGCGACGCCGTCGCCGTGCAAGATGACGACGAGCTTGAGGTAGCGACCCGGTGGCTGATCGATCAAGGAATCGGTCGCGCCGATCGTCGCGTCTTGCCAATCGTCGGGGTGCAGCAGCGCGTGCGGATCTTCGAGCGTCGCGAGCTTGATCTCGATCGCGGTGCGATCCGGGACGTCGGCTTCGACGACGACGCGATGCCAGACGCAACGCTGGATCCCGCTATCGAGCAGCGCGAAGCAGATCGAGCCCTGCTTCGCACGCGGCGTCGGCGGCGGTGGTGGAATCGCCGGTCCTGGACGGCCGCAGCGATCGAAACAGATGGTCACCGGCGCCGCGGGACCGGCCGGCAGCTGCAGACAGAAGCCATTCGCATCGGCGGCGATCAGATCGGTGATCGGAAACGCCGCGTCGAGCTCGGTAACCGTCGCCGGCACGAACGCATCGCCGCTGCGGCGATAGAGCGCGAGTCCGCTCGCGGTCGACGTCACGAGCCAGACCGAGTGATCGGTTGCGATCGCGATGCGGTCGACGTCGTCCGGGCACGACCACGCCGGCTGCTCGACCCCGGAGCGATCGAACCGAGCGATCCGCGTGCCGTCGACGACGTAGAGCGTGCCGCGGCGATCCAGCGCGATCGGGCCGCGCGCAGCCGTCACGATCTCGACCACGACGCGGCGACCGTCGCCGGTGAGCACGCGCACGTCGCCACGGCCGGGATCGAGGACAGCGACGAGATCGCCGGAGCTCGCGACCGCCGACGGGCAGACCGCGCCGAGCGCGCAGTCGCCGACCGGGCACCAGGTCTCGCCGATCGAGCGCAGCAGGTGCGGCGCGCATGGCGCGATCAACCACCACGTGCACGCGCCGCAACCGCGCGCGAGCCAGCGCGGTGGAATTCGCGGCAGCACGTCGGCATCGCCGAGCCCGCCGATCGGCGCGAGCTCGATCACGTCTGCGACGGTGACCCGATCGATCGCGGCGCCGATCTGCCAGTAGCTGTACTGGTCGACGACGCGGAACGTCGCTGGCACGGGACCGCACGTCACGAGCTCACCGCCGCGTCGTGGATCGCGATGATCTCGTGAGTGACCGGCCATAGCAGATCGGTCGAGCCGATCGCGACGTCGACGCAGCCGACCGAGCGCAGGTTGTCGAGCACGACGTTGAGCCGCGGGATCGCGAGCACCGTGCCGCCGAGCGTGACGAGCAAGAATCGGATCAACGCGAGCGGGCGAATCGTGCCGCCGAACGGCCAGCCGTCGCCGTCGTCGCCGCCGGTGAGCGGATGCAAATATGCGTCGAGCGCCGTCGTGGTCTTGGCGATCGCGTCGCCAAGATCGGCGCCCGGCGGGGCCACGATCTGCATCTCGCAGCGGATCTGGCGATAGCTCGGTGCGATCGCGACGACCTCGACGCCCGCGGGTGCCGCGTTATCCGCGAGATATTGCGCGACCTCGGCGAGGTCGAGCGCATCCGGCATGGGCGCGTTGCCGTCGTCGGGATCGGCCGGCACGCAAAACACGCCGACGACGCCGGGCAACACGGCGCCGGGATAATCGGGATGCATGCCGGGAACCGCGTGCGCGCGGCGAACATCGGCCGGCGCCGACAGCGCACAGATCTCGTAGTCGGATGCCGCGATCGCGCGTCCGCCGGCGCAGAGCGCCTGTGGACCGCGCCGCACGACGTCGTCGACCTCCTCGGGAAGTGTGCCGCCGGTGACCGCGATCGGGTTCGACACCGACGTGACGAACGGCGCCGACGACAACATCGTGCTGATCCCGCCGGGTGCGAAGTCGGAGTCCGGCGAGATCGTGCGGTACGCGGTCGCGATCACGTTGCGATACCCGGCGGGCAGCGGCATGCCGTGGTTGCCATCGCCGAACGTGACGATGCCGCGCACCGGATCGAGCACGTAGTCGCGATCGGCGGGGCCGGATTGCGACAGATCGTCGACCTGGTCCCACGACACCGGCTCGGTATCGCCTTCGTCGACGGTGAGCACCAGCGTGCCGTCGAGCACCGGCGGCTTCGCGAGCTCCGCACGTGCGTTCAGCGCACCGGGCGGATCGAGGTTGTCGAGGACCTCGTCGCGAATGGTCTGGCCCGACGATGCGGGCACGCAGTTGAGCAGTGCGAACTGCAGGACCGGCTGCACCGGCCATTGCCCGAGCACCAACCGCGCGCGCAACCAGTGCGCCGATGTTGGCAAACCTGCCGGCGACGACGCGGGCCAGATCCGCGGCACGCCGAGCTCCACGACACCGCTCTGCGTGAACGCCGCGCTCTGGTCGCGCACCACGCTCGCCGGCGACCACTTCGCGCCGTCGTAGACTTCCCAGATCAACACCGGTACCGCGATCGCCTCGGCCGGCACACCGGCAGATTCGGGCGATGGCGCGCCGCTCGGGCCGGCGACGAACCACGCGATCGCGATCTGCGGCGACGGCGACACCTGGCTATCGAGCCCGACGTAGAACGCGTCGTTCGGCTGTGGCTGCGCACCGAACATCGCGATCGCCGCGGGGGCGTCGGGCGTGCCGTTCGCGACCGGAGCGATCAATTGGCCGCGGCCGAACGCGAGCGTCGAGATCGTCGCCGGCACGACCATGACGTCTCGATCGGTCTCGTAGATCACCGTCGAGCCGTCGGAGCCGCTGCCCGATGCCTGAAAGCCTTGCGGTACCTCGATCGCGCCGGTCGCACTCGCGCTGACGTCGAACACGAGCATCGTCTCGCGAGGATGCGGCGCCACCGGATCGATCCCGGCGACGCGCAACAGCTCGAGCCGCGTACGCAGCGGCAACCCGTCGAGCACGTCGGCCGCGAGCGCGGCCGCTTGCGCCGCAAACAGATCGATCATCACTTCGCCGGCATCGCCGGGTTGATGATTCGTCCACGTCGGCGTATACGCCGCGATGCGTGCGCGAATCTCGGCGGCGATCGTCGGCGCGTCGATCGGGTGCGGCCGCGGACGCCGGCCGCCGTAGTCGGTGTCGGCGACGAGGATCGGCTTCGTCGGCGCGACGTCTTTGCCCCACCACGGCCGGGTCACGACGACCCCTCCGGCGTGATGTCGATCTCGACGCTGGTGACGTCGGGCAGCTCGTACGGCTGCAATGCGACGTCGCCGCAGACCTCGAACGTGGAGCTGCCGTCGAGCGCGACGCCGACCGACGTGACGTCGCCATCTTCCGCCGCGGCGAGCTGTGCAACGCGAAGCAGATCGCTCGGCGGCACCGGATTACCGAACGGCCAGCCGTCGAGCTCGTCGCCGCCGAGCAGCGGATCGAGCCGCGCGCGGATCGCGGCTTCGATGTTCGCGCGCGTCGTAGCCGGGTCCCAAGGATCGCCGGTGAGCGCGACGCGCACTGCAACATCGCGGTAGCGCGCGGTCTGCACGCCGACCTGCGTGCCGAGGAGTCGCATCGTCGCGAACCGCGCACTGACCGCGGCGAGCGCGCCCGGATCGGCGACCGGCGCCGCGATGTCGCGCAGGTCATCGGCCGTACGATCCGGGACACCCGGCACGACGAACACGGTGACGACGCCCGGTGCGGGCAAGCACGGTTGCGCGGGGTCGAAGCCAACTGCGGCGAACCCGCGCGCGATCGCGACGCCGGGCGTCGTCGTCGCGATCACCGCGTAGTCGTCGAGGATCGCCGCGCGCGTACGATCTTTGAGCTGGATCGCGACGCGCGCTTCGGCGTCGGCGAGCGTTTCGGTCTCGAGCCCACCTACCGCCGGCGCGAAGCTCGTCGCCGAGACGCTGTTGGTGCTCGCGTACCACGTGCCGAGACCGACATTGCCGGCCGTGCCGCCACCGGCGGTGAACGTCGCGGTGGCCGTCGTCGCGCACAGCAATCGACCATCGAGGCCATCGCCGAACGTGATCGCCGATTTCGCGCGATCGACGACGAACACGCGATCGCCCGGCGCCGCGGTCGTGAAGTCGGTGACCGGCTGCCACGCGTACGTCGCGCCGTCGAGCTCGACCGCCGACAGTGCGACCGTGTCCTCGATCGGCGGTGACGGCAACTCGATCATCGCGTTTGGCAGCGTCACGGGGATCACCGGCACGGCGTACGTCGTCGCGATCGCGTTGGTAGCGACCACCGCGTTCGGTGCGATCGCGGTCAAGCGCGGTGGAGCCGTGAACGTTGCCGCGTCGGTCGCGATCGCGATCGTGTACGTCCACGTTCCGGTCGCCACGATCGGCGCTGCGTCGGCCGGCAGCGCGAACTGCAGCACGCCCGGGCGACGCAAGCCGCCGGTGCCGTCGGTGACTACGAGCGAGCTCCAGCCGCTTACGGTTCGATACGAGAACGCGAGTGTCGCCGGTGGCGCCGCGGTCGTCGCATCGGGCGACCACGCCGGCTCGATATCGCCGGCGGTATCGATCGCGATCGCCACGCCGACGTTCGGGGCGGACGCGGTCAGCGCCGCGACGAGCACGAGGTCGACCTCGATGCGCGACGCACTGCCGGAATTACTCATCACGTCGACGGAGCGACCCGAGCGGAGATCGAGCGATAGATCGACCCCGTCACTGCGCAACGCGAACGGTACGGGTGCGAGCGGCAACGCGGTCAGTGCATCGCGCGTCGCGAACCACAGCGCGGTGCCGGCCGGCGCGAACCGCAGTTGCGTGCCGGCGGCGATCTGCGTCACGGCCGGAGCCGCGACGACGAGTGGCACGCAGGCGGCGCGCGCCGGGCGCGGTGCGTCGCCGAGCAAGCGCAGCAATGCGCGTCCGTAGTCGCCGTCGTCGTGGTTCGCCCAGTACGAGCGTTGATCGAGCAGCCACGCGTAGAGCTCGACGAGCGTGATGCCAGGATCGACCGGCGCGTGTAGCGTCCATTGTCCGCGCGTGCGCGGGATGATCCGGCGTTGCGCCTCGGCGACGAGAGCGTCGAAGTCGAGTGTATCGACCGAAACCTCGAGCGCCATCACGGCACCGCCTGAGACAGGTAATACGGGAACACGAGGCTCTGCCGGCTATTCGATTGCCGGACGCGATACGACAACGAGATCGTCACGCGCGTCTCGTCGTCGGGGTCGAGCTCGGCGTCGACCGCAAGCACGTCGACGCGCGTCTCCCACGTCGTGATCGCGGTGCGCACCTCCAGCTCGAGCTGACGCAAGTTGACCGTGCTGCCGGGTAAGAACACCATCTCGGCGAGCCGCGTGCCGAACGTGCCGCGCATCGGCCGCTCGCCGACACGCGTGAGCAACAAGATGCGGATCGATTGCTCGACGTTCTCGTCGGCGCACGTATAGCCGAGGCCGCCGGTCGCATCGGGTGCGATCGGAAAGCGCCAGCCGCGGCCGAGAAACCCCTTACTCATCCGAGGTTGACACTCCCCGCCAGCGTGATCGCCCCTGCGGTCAGCTTGATCGTCGGAGCGTTGACGTCGACTTCGCTCGTGCCGGTGATCGTGACCTTGCCGGTCGCGTCGATCTCGATCTTCGCGCCGGTCGATGACTTCACGCTGAGCGTGAGGCCGGTGTCATCGAGCACGATCTGATGACCGCCGGCCGACGAGATCTGGACCTGTTTGTTTTGATCGTCGAGCAAGACGGTGTGCTTGCCGTTGCTCGTGATCGCGACTTGTTTCGACTGACTGCCATCGTCGAGCAAGATCTGGTGTCCGCCCTTCGTGCGGATCAGCTTCGGATCTTTGTTCGCTTTCGAATCGTGATACGCGGCGGGCTTGTCGTTGCCGTTGTAGACGCCGCCGATCACCATCGGCTCTGCCATCTCGCCGTGAACGAACGCGACGAGCACCTCGTCTTGCTTTTCCGGCACGAACAACGCGCCGTAGCCGTTGCCGGCGTAGAGCTGCGAGACGCGACACCAATCGCTGACCGTGGTGTCGTCGAGCCACGGAAACCGGACGAGCACGCGACCCTCGTGCTCGGGATCGTCGTTGTCCTCGACGAGCCCGGCACACACTCCGTAGAGCTGCCGCTGCAAGCCCTGGAGCCGATACTCGTTCACGACTTCCCCTGGGTGGCTTGCGCGTTCTCGCGAATGCGCTCGACCTCGAACCCCGTCGTATAGCCACCCGCGCCGAACACGTGCTCGGTCTTCGTGACCGTGTACGCGCCCGAGAATCGTGGCCCGACGCCGCCGATATTCACGATCGATCCCGGCCGCAGGTCCGGATCGCCCATCACTTCGCCGCTCGCGGTGCCGAACTGATTCGCCTTGCGCTCGAGCATCGCGACGGCCCGCGTGCGTGCATCGTCGATGCTCGACACCGGCATGTCGACGACCATGTCCGACTTGTCGGCGGCCTTGTCGGGCCCGGTGTCGCCACTGCCCGGCGTTCGCGGCAGATCGGCAACGGTCGCCTTGTATTCGATCTTCTGCTTCGTGCGCGCGTCCCAGCCACGCACGGTGACCGAGCCGACTTGTCGCGTCGCCTTGAGCTGCGGCGAGAACGAGCGCAGCGACGTTCCCCAGTCGAAGTCGAACGTCTTGACCGGCCGCGAGTCACTCTGATCGAGCGGCTTGACGAAGTTGAGCCGATCTTTGCCTTTGTTGTTGACGTCGATATAGACGTCGAACCCGATCGTCTTCGCGCGCTCCATCAAGAAGTCGAGATCGTCTTTGTCTTTCTGCATCACGATCGGGTGCTGCATCCCGGTCTGCGTCGCGTTGAAGTCGAGCTTGTGGCGATCGGCAATGCGCTTCGCGATCTCCCAATCCGCGAGATTCTTGAACGCCTTCGACACGTCGTTGCCCGGGCATGCGCGGCGCAAGAGGCTCAATCGGTCGGCGCCGGTGACCGTGAGCATCGGCAGCCCGCTCTGCGGAAACGACGGCGCGAACGTCGAGACTTCGCCGACGAGCAGCTGGCTCACGTTGCCGGCGTAGCCCATCGCGATCGTGACCTGCGTCGAGATGTCGAAGATCGCGCGATCGGTGTACTTGAACATCGCTGTCGCGCGGCTACTCGCGTTCTGGTTCTCGTAAGCGGCAACCGCGTTGTCGAGCGTGATCGAGAACCCGCCGAGCTGATCCTTTTGCAACGTCACGCGCAGGTCGATGATGTCGAGCGTCTCGCCGGGGCTGAGCTCGAGCGAATCGACCGTGACCTGCACTTCCGGCGCGTACGCGCGGGCATCCGGCAAATCTGCCTTGGGCTGCGTCGTCGCCATCAGGTCGTCGTCCTCGGGATCGTCAGCAGCATCCCCGGTTGCAACGTCCGCGGATCGGACAACCCGTTGGCATCCGCGATCGCGCGCCACTGCCGCCCGTCGCCGAACGCCACTTCGGCGATGCTCGACAGCGTGTCGCCGCGGCGAACCGAGTACGTCTTCTCGACGTCGGGCGAATTCTTGGGGAACGCCGCGACCTGATCTTTGACGGTCGTGAACTCTTTGAGCGTGATCCCGAGCTTCGCGCGCAGCGGCACACCGTCGGGCGTGAACAGCGTGTACGTGACGTTCAGGCTCTCGAGCACCCAATTGATCGTGCTGAGGTCGAGAAACACCTGTTGATCGCTACTGCTCGTCGGCGCGAGCCAGGCGAACTGGATCACGGGTGGCGCGTGAAGCTGCGGATCGATGTTCATCAACGCGCGGATCGGGTTGACGAACGCGCTGCGCACATCGGCGAGCGTGTCGCTGGTATCGACGAGCGCTTCGAACGTGAGCTTCTCGCTCGCGCCACGCACGTATTGGATCGGCGGCGCCACGAGTCCCGGGATCGCGATCTCGGCGAACGTGTTCTGTTTGTTCTGCTGGATCTCGGTCGGGTTGAACGTGAACGGGATGAGCGCGTTCGCGTTCTTGCCGCTCATCACCTTGAACGCCGCGCGGTTTGGCGCGCCGGCGTCGCTCACGCGTCACCTCGCAGCGGCGGATCGGCGACCAGCCGATCGGAGTCGAGTGCGGCGCGACGCTTGTCGTCATCGCGCTGCATGCGCGTCCACCGATTGATGTACTTCTCGAACAGGCGGACGAACGTCTGTTCGTCGTCACCGACGACGTCGAAGTGCACTTCGAGCAACTCGATCTTGACGTCGCTCATCCGCTGACTCCTGTCAGGCCGACGACATCACCGATCGCCGATGCGAGCGATTGCAGCTCGAGCCCTTCGTGCGCGATCTCGAGTGCCTCGATCGCGACCGCTCCAGTCTGCGCGTTGAGCTCCGGGCCGATCCACTTGGTCGCCAGCCCGTTCTTGAATGCCCAGCGCATCGCCGGGATTCCCGAGTCGTCGAGCATCGTGATGCCGCCGTTACGACGCGCGCCGAGCGAGCCGACGAGGCCGGCCTGGTACCACTGCCACAATGCCGTGTCTTGCATCAGCCCGCGGCGCAGCGTGATCCGCCCCCAGCTGTGGCGTACCGGCAGCTGATGCACGTAGTCGTTCACACCGCCCTCGGGATACGCCAGCACCTCGAGCTCGGCGGACAGGCCCTTGGCGTCGGTGAATCCACCCGACGCCATCACGGCGAGCATCGCGATCTGAAATGCCGGCAAGCCGGTCGGCTCGTCGAGGTCGATGAAGAAGTTGAAGCCCGACAGCGGTGACTCGATCAGAGTCACGGCGTCGGCGAGCACGGGCGGCAAGCTCACGACAGCACCTCGAGCGAACCGTCTCGGCTGAGTGCGACGCGCAGCAAGATGAACTCCATCGGCGTCGCCGGTGCGAACGCGATCAGACACGTACAACGACCGGCGTCGATCTCGCTTTGCGGATTCGTCACCGCATCGCACTGCACGCGATACGCCTGATCGACGCTGTCGCCCTTGAGCGCACCGAGCCGCCACGCCGCCTGAAGGACGATCGTGACGGCGCGCGCGAAGCGAAACCACAGCGCGGGACCGTTGGTCTCGAACACGAGCGGCTCGGCGGCGGCGCGGATCGCTCGCACGAGGCGATGCACGAGCCGGCGATGTGCAACGAACTTGTAGCCGTCGGCGAGATCGATCGTGCGGCCACCCATGACGACGAAGCCGCGGCCGGGTGCGCAACGGATCAGGTTGACGCCACCCTCGTTGAGGACGGCGTGCTCGGCAGTCGTGCGATCTTCGACGATGTCGGCGACGTCGATCAGCGGTTGGTTCGCAGGCGTGATGAACGCACCGAGTGTGCGATCCATCCCGCTGATCGTGCCGGCGACGTGGCCCGACGGCGCGATCGCGCGCAGCGGATGCGCGACCCCGCCGAGCGGATCGTTGACCCAGATTCGCGGGTGATACGCGGCGCCGGCGCGCCAGACGTGCTCGCCATCGGTACGGCCGAGGCCGTCGACCCACGCCACCAGCTGCGCGGCCGTCGGCGGACCGGATTTCGGCGGCAGATCGACGAGCACGAGCCGATCGCGCAAGGCGTCGGCACACGCGATCGCGCGGTCGTAGATCGCGATCGGCAAGCCGTCCCACGTGGTCGAATCGAAATCGTTGTAGAGATCGGGAAACGCGAGCAGCGCGACCTCGGGCTGATCGCCGAGCTGCTCGATCGCAGTGTGGTAGCGCTCGCTGGTCGAGATCGGCTGGCCGAACGTCAGCTCGCGTGGCATCAGCTGACACCACAGCCACTGCGGCCACCCTGCGACGGGGTGTGTGACCACCGAAACCTCGACGTCGCGCAACCGCGGCCCCGCGAGCGCGGGGCCCGGCGGTAGAGCACTCGGCGGCGGCACGATGCGAATGAACGCCGACTGACTCGCGACCTGGTCGACGAGCTCGTCGGCTGGAATCGACGTGAGGTACTCGTCGCCGTCGGCTTGCGTGTGCACGAGCACGTCGAACATCGCTGGATCGGGCGGTGCCGGCGCGCGCCACGCGAGCTCGACCGTCATGCCGTCGCTCCACGGCCCCGGCGACGACGCGACGATGTCGAATCGATCCCACGCCGTGCCCCACGACGCGTCGAGCGGGCCGGCCCACGGCACGCAGCCGATCACGAGTGCGACGTCCGGAAGCCGGACGAACCACGCGAGGTCGCCGCCGTTTTCGAAATAGCCGCGCACCGCGTACGTCGTGTCGGAGTCCGCGATCACGTCGCCGAACGTCGCGACGAACTCGCGCCAGCCTTGAACGCGCACGGGCACGCCGATCGGACCGCGCCGCGTCCGCCCGACGAACGCAGCGATGTCGCTGCGCAGCGGTTGCGGCTGCGGCTGCGGTGTGACCTGCTGGTAATACAGGCCCGGCGCGATGGCGGCCGATGCGATCACGACGGTTGTTGTTTATCCGCGGATAGCCGCTCGACCTGGATCTCGATCGTCTCGATCGCGACTTCGTTGTTCTTCGCGTTGAGGCTCGGGCCGGTCCACTTCGACGGCCAGCCGCGGTCGAACGTCCACCGCATGACTTCCTGACCGTCTTCGCGCTTCAAGATGATCGAGCCGCTTGCGCGCTGGACGGTGCCAACGACGCCTTGCCGGACCCAGTTCCATAGCGCGAGGTCGCCGATCAAACCGCGCTTGAGGGTGATCGCCTTGTACTTGACCAGTCCGGGGAGCTTGCGCGTGTGCAGCTCTTCGGTGCCGGTGCGGTATTCCATCACGCCGATCTCGGCCTCGAGACCGCCGACCTCTTGAACGGCAATGCTGCCGTTAAAGCCATCGATCGTGACTTCGAAATTATATGAGCCATACGGATCATCGCGCGGTACGAGTGCCATGGATCGCTCTCCTCACTAAGACTGAGTCGCCACCATCTGCTGGATGCGGAAGATGACGAATTCGGCGGGTTTGACGGGGGCAATGCCGATCACGCAGATCAGCCGGCCATTATCGATGTCGTCTTGGCTCATCGTCGTGTTGTCGCAGCGCACGAAGAACGCGTCGTCTTGCGTCGCGCCCTGCAAACCGCCGCTCTTCCACAACGTGATCAGAAACGCGTTGATCGACTGGCGCACCCGCGCCCAGGTCGACTCGTCGTTCGGCTCGAACACGACCCATTGGGTGCCCTGATCGATCGATGCTTCGACGTAGATGAATAGGCGGCGGACGTTGACGTACTTCCACGACTCGTCCGACGAGATCGTGCGCGCGCCCCACACGCGCGTGCCGCGATTCGGGAAGAAGCGGAGCGCGTTGATGCCATTCGGGTTGAGGTCATCCTGCTCGCGCTTCGTGATCTCGACCTGCAGGCCGTTCTTGCCGTTATCGAGGTCGATGCCGGCGATCACGACGTTCGCGGGTGCTTTCCATACGCCGCGCGCGTTGTCGGTCTGCGCGTAGATGCCGGCCATGTGTCCGGACGGCGCGATCTCGGTCGACTCCATCGCGAACGGATCGAGCACCGCGATCCACGGCCAATACAGCGCCGCGTATTCGGAGTCGAGCGCGGCTCTGACCGACTGGATATCTTCGATCAATGTGATGCTGGTCGGATCGGCCGGAGGTGGATCGATGATCGCGAATCGATACTGCAGCGTCTCGGCATGTTGGATCAGCGCCGATTGCACGTCGGCGTCCCACATCCCGGGCGCCATCACGATCTCGATCTCGTCGATGTCTGCGAGCGACTGGATGCCCGTGCGTTTGCCGGGACCGTTGTCGAGGCCGATGAAGTCGTAGATGCTCAGCGAGCCGAAGTCGTCGTCACCGCCCGCGAGCACCGTCCAGCTCGGACCGTTCGGTGCGGGCGGCGCGAGCGACGGATCGACCGTCAACAGGTTTGCAAGCGACGGCGACGGGAACGTCGCGGGCGCGCTGAGCTCGATCAGCGTCGACGTGTCGGCAATCGCGGTCATGATGAAGCTGTCGGACGGCGGCGTCTGATCAGCGGGGCGCAGCCGAGACAGCGTCTCGGTGATCGCCGGGTTACCGCCGCCGACTGGTGCGGTCGTCGAGATCTGCATTTCGATCACGCGCAGCTTCATGCCGGCGAACAGCGAGACGCCGGTCGGCGTGTCGTTGAGGGTGATCTTCTTGCCGTCGATCGCACCGACCGTCGTGTAGAACTTGTGCGCCGTGTCGTCGAGCTCGACCAGAGCGTTGACGTAGAGCTGGCTGGCTCCCCAGACATTGATCGTCGCCGACGCCGGTGGTGTCGGGGCGACGAATGCCGTGGGAACCCGGTCGACGCGCCAGTTGGCTTTCCACAGCACCGAAACCGCCGCGCCGGCGAGATCGACGACTTGGACGTTCGTGCCGGTGATCGCCTTGATCGTGTACGGAATGGCACCGCCCGATGACGTCACGGTGACGCGATCGTTGGCCGCGAATCCGGTCGTGCTGAGCACGGCGAACGTGTCAGTCGCCGTCGTCGCGTCCGTCGCGATCTGCGTCGACGCGGATGCTTGACCGTCTGCCGGCAGCAAGTTGAGCGAGACCGGCGTCGCCGGCAGCACTTGCACCTGCGCGCCATTTGCCCACGCGCCTTTCGCTTGCGCCGAGACGTCGAACGCGCCACTGGTCGGCGCGGTCGGTGCAATCACCTCGACGTAGTCGCGCCCGGCGCTGACTGGAGTCGTGATCGGCGCCGACAGCGTGATCGTATTAGACGTCGAGTTATATGCAGTGACGGTGATCGCGGTTTTGACGCCGCCGACCACCAACTTCGTATTCGCGACGCCGTTCCAGACACCGATCAGGTGTTGCAACTTGAGCTGCGTCGCGCCGCTCGCCGCGTCTTGCATGATCGCGGAGACGACGCCAAGCTTGAGCGTCTGTGACGCCGCGGTCGCGCCCGAGGAGAACACGCGTCGCACGTAGAGCTGCTGGCCGCCGTTGTCGAAGAAGCCTTTGACCGAAAG